GTTATTAAAGTTTTGATAAAAAGTCGTTAAAAATAGAGGCTTTCTTCTCCGCTAATTCTGAGCGTTTTGTATTCTCTATTTGTTTTTTGTAATTTTCAACTTCCATACTTTTCAGTACTCCGTTGTCCCATACCCACTCTTTGCCTTCCATTATACCTTCAACAAAAGCGTCTGGAGCTGATGGGTCTGCAACTATATCAGCTGCGGTAGCAAGATAGAAATCCTTACCTACAACATTACCTTGTGATGATGATTGTATTGATCCCATACCTCTTGATGATACACCTAATTGAGCACCTTCGTCAATTAAATTCTTAACTATTTTACCGTAAGGAGTATCCATTATCTTAGCCTCACCTATGAAGTTTTTACCTTCTGGTTTTAGACTAGTAATCATATGTGAAACTCTTTCTAGGTTAACTGTTGGACCATCTGGATGTCCTAGTTCACCGAAAGCTCGTTTCTTGTTTACATATTCTGAATTATATCTTTGAACTTCTTTAGTAAGAGTTTGCACAGGATAAACACGACCATTACGGTTCTTAACATCCGCTTGCATAAAAACACCTCTTATCTTATAGTCTTTTTTACCACTAGCATTTGCTTCGGTTAAGACTTCAATATTCTCAATTGTTTCTGTTATTAGTTTCATTTATCTCTCCACCTTCTCTTTGTTATAAACTTTATCTACTATTCCTTTTTTCATATCTTCTACTTTAATTCCTAATTTTTTAGCAAAAGCCAATTTAAATTTTTCTGCCAATTCACCTTTACCTTTAGTCCCAACAATCCTTTCAAGTATTTGCTTATTGTAATTGGGCATTATCTTATTTCAACAATAAGAGTATAGTTATCACCAGCTACAAAACCTTTTGTTGAAAGTAATACATCTCCAGCAGGACTTGTATCCGCTGTCAATGTTGCATTATTAGGTATCATATTTCCAGCAGTATAATAATCGTGATATCCTCTGCCAGATAAAAAACAAATTGTAGAATTAGCAGCACTTGTTCCACTACCTGCCCATAACAATTCAACGCCTGATTTACCATTTGTTGTATTAACCGCCCACCAAATTTTCGCAACACTTCTTTCAGCGTCTTCGGTCATAAATGTTAATGCACTAGCATCCATTTTTGTTACAAGCGTTTCACCTGATCCGTCACACATATTTGTAAATTTCATCACGGTTTTTGTACCAGATGTATCTACTAAAGTTTGACTTGTTACCACATCAGCCATTAATTGTTTCTCCTAAATTCTGTCACCAACAAATAACTCTCTACATTTGAATCAGTTGTTAATAATATTTGTTTATCATTACCAAACTTTAATTGGTCAGGTCGTAATCCATACTTACCTTTACCAGTTAAAGATAAATCACTTGCTTCACTATCAGCACTAATCTTTAATGTGCCTGTTCCTTTTATCAAATAGTAGCACTCAATTAAACTTACTAGTGATTCATTATTACCACTTGCAAGATTTTCAGCACCACCTTCAATCATCTTTTGGTCGGTTTCACTACCTATACCAACAGATTTAATTATAGCTTTATCTGTTGTATCAACAACCGTAGTATTAGTTATCGTCATAAAAAATTAAGCAGTAAATGCTTCGTCTTTTCTTAATTCAATTAATATATATCCAGAAACTCCATAAGCGTTACACTTTAGGTCTCCTGATGTTGCAGTAGTATTTGTTGCGTTGTTCTCAATCTTACCAGCAGTACCATCATAGTGTCCTGTACCTGCAAGATTGATTGCCTTAGTATCTGTCGAAGCACCCACAAATTCAATATCTGCCCAACCAGTATTGTCGTCAGCAGTACCTTGTACCAACGCCCACCATATTCTAGTGATGTCTAACATAGCACCGTTAGCGTGTCCCGCTAATGCACTAGCATCAAGTACAACGGAGTCAGCAGTAGTATTATCGTTCATGTTTACTAAAACAGTAACTTTACCACCAGCAGTTCCACTACCTGTTGCGATTTTTGTATCTTTAAGTGTTCTTGTTGCAATTGCCATTTTTTATTTCCTTAATTTAATATTTCGTTGTCAAAATAATCTTCTATAGCAGACACTTTAACATTTCTTTTTTTTGTTACCTGTTTAATAATACTATCAATTTTAGTTATAATTTCACCTTTGGTATTATCCAACATAGTAAATATATCTTTCACCGCCCGTTTTTCTGCAGGAGATAGTTTTTTAAACTCCGCAGTTTCTCTAGGACTATCGCCCTTTTGTTCAGATAGTTTTTTCTTAAACTTCTGGAACGACAGCTGGTTCAACATTTTCTCCACCTTGGTCTATCTCAACAGGCTCTTGTACAGGCTCTTGTTCTTGTCCTGGTGTTTGTGCCGCTAAATTATCAGCACTTCCTATTCCCATTGGAGTTGTTACAGCACCTTGTACTTTATCTAAACCAGAAGCTGCTTTAGTTGCTTCTAGTTCTTTAGCACTACCCAACCAATCAGTTGCTACTGATTGTCTTTTATCATCAAGTGCTTGTCCAATTTTATCAGACAATGCATTTTTAAATGCGTCTTGAGCTTTTACATTGTCTCCACTTGCAAGTGAATTGACCATGTCTTTTACATTATCATTTGGCATAATTATTTTTCATCTCCTATATTTATATCAGCATTATCATCATCTCCTGACATATCTTGTCCTTCGGGAGAGGCAATAATACCACCTTTTATTTCATCAGCAATCTGATTATCAATCTCAATTATATCTTCATCACTTTGTCTTAATACATTTTTTCTTATATATTCAACTGAATAATATTTTCCTACATAGGCATTAACTTCTTGAGCAAGACTCAATCTTTCTCTTAAAATTTCTGCTTCTTTTAGTTCAGCAAAGTATCCATCTTTTAAATAATCATATTGAATATGTGGTCTAATTATTTGCCAGTCTTCAATTGTGATAACACCTTTTAAAACTAATTGCGTTTTAAGTATATCACTAAAGACCAGTGTAAATCGTTTTCTTAATCTTTGAACGAATTTAGTAAATTTTAATTCATCCCTTGTAATCTCAGCTGCTTTGCCAAGATTAAAACCTGCTTCTGATTCCATTCTTGAAATCGGTACATTCAATGCTTTGTATAATTTCTTTTGAAAGTATTGAACATCTGAAATCTCACCAAGATTTTGTCCACCTGGTAAAGTAGATACTTCAGTTCCTTTTGCACCTTCTCTACGAGGTAACCAAAAGTCTTCAAGCATTGACATATGTTTTCTGTCATCTCTTATCTCACCTGTACTTGCGTCATAAACAAGTTTATTTCTATATCTTGCCATTACATCACGAAGATAAGCTTCTGCTTTTATTTTTGGTAAGTTACCAACATCAACATAAAATATTCTTCTTTCAGGTGCTCTTACTATTCTGTAAATAACAACAGCATCCTCAATCATTCTCAATTGATTAGTAGGTTTAATTGCTTTATGCAAATGACCCATAACCATATTTCTAGTTTGATCTACAACACCAGAAGTAACAAAAGTAATTGAATCAGCAGCAATTTTAACACCAGCGTTATCGTTTCCTGCTTGTATTCCTCTTTCGTTATAAACAAACCATTCTGCTGTTTGTTCTACAACCTCAATCCCTTTGCCTTTTAAATCTCTGGATTTTTTTATCTCACGAACTTTTCTCATTTTTCGTGGATCAATATATCTTAATTCTGTAAGTCCTTTTCTCGGACTATTAGGATCAATTACTTTATGAAAGTAAATACGACCATCAACATACCATCTTTTAAAAATGTCGTGTCCTTTTTCCTCAAAATTTAATAGGCGTAATACCTCATCAAATTCTGTTCTAATTTTGTCTTTAATATTTTCTGAAACAGCAAGCTTATCTAAAGATAATGAAACAGCAGCATCCCTTTCATTGGAAACAATAACTTCATTAATTATATCCTCAACCGCCATATCACATTCTGGATGTTGAGCGACTTCACGATATCTCTTGATTAAGTCAAAATCATTCTTAGCAGTAACTTCCATATCCAAGTATTGGCCAAAGTAACCACCAGCAGATATAGTTGTTGTACCGTCATCTGGAGAAGGGATAGTAAAAGCTTGTTTCGCTTTTGCTGGCTTCTCCAGATCATTATCTTTTCTCGTTATTTCAAATCCAAGTAGTTGTACCATATTATAATTTTCCTTTTTGAATTAACTTATTATGTTTATTATGTAGTAGTATCTGTTTCAAAATACTGGTATCTCCAAGTTACATCAAAAGTTTCTACAGCGTCATTTGTGCCATAGTTTAATGCAATTCCTGGTAACTCAGTTGGGAACAATCCTCTAAAAGTCCAAGACTTTAAAGTTGTTCCGTTTCTGTCCAGATGGTCAACAAATGCGTCAACTTGGTAATCAGAAGGATTTGCAATACCTTCGTTATCACTCATGTTGTTAATTCCGTTCAACCATCTTTCTACCGCTCTGTATATTTTGAAGTCTGTATCGTTCAGTATTGTTGTTGTCCATATAGCAAATGTTCTGTCACCAGCAACATAAAGCTTTCTACCCCTAAAGTCAATAGGAACAGCAGCAACAGTTGAAGCTGGCGTACTAGTAGCAGTACATAAGAACGCCATATCACTTGTTTCTCCACCAACAGCGGCGTACCCAGGAAAAGGTAAAGTTACCTTAAACTGATTGGCACGAGCGCCACCACCTCTTAAACGAGATTTGAAATCATTTATATTTGGCATTTTGTTTTATCTCCTCCCTATTAAGATCCTGCTACTTCAGAAAAGGCAACGCCTGATCTTGTAGCAATAAAGTTAAGTTGGATGAAATTAATAGAACGAACAGGTTTGACAAAAATGTCAGCTCTAAATTCGTTTCTATCTATAACATCTCCAGTATTATTTGTATCGTCACAAACTACTGAAAAGTCTGTGATCCCTCTACCACCTTGTATATCTCTTAAAAAAGGTTCTACTAGGTTTCTAAATTGTGCTCTTGTAAATTCATCATTAAATTCAAAGAGTTGGAATTTAGCAGCAGTAGAAATAGCCTTTTCTAATACAATAAACAATCTTCTAACATTTATTCTGTCAAAAGCACTTGGTTTAGATTGAGCAGTTTTATCTCCAAACAATACCGTACCTTGTCCAGGAAATGATACAACGCTATTTACTCTCGCTTTGTATAAATCATCTCTTTGAGTTTGGTTTGGATTGAATGCTAATTTAACTGCACCTCTAATTTGTCCACGATTGAAACCGCCTGGTGAAAACCATGCGTCTGCAACGCTGTCAGTTCTAGCACAAAGACCAGCGATATCCCCATTTAAAGGAACATATCTGTAAACATCATTGTATTTGTCGAACATATATTTGTAACCACTATCAATTGAAGCATAACTTGTTGATGGTAAACCATCAGCAAACGATTTAACATTTGCAGTTTGTGAAATTGCGTTTGTTACACCAACAACATCTGCTCTCGCAGGTGATATGAAAGCAACACAGTCTTTTCTTGATGTTGCAATATCCATAACAGCAGTTGCCTTTGTATCTCCAGTAGCGTCAGCGCCTGTTTGAGAAGGTCCACATATTAATAAACTTAAATCAACATTTTCAGCGTCATCAAATTTTTCGTATGCAGTAGCAACCTCAGCATTAGTTATACTATAATCATCTGTACCACTTGCTAATGAAGCCCTGAACACAGTAAAGTCATTAGTACCTTGTTGGTCAAAAGTTTGACCTTTCTTAGCTGAACCAGCATTTGCTAATGTTGATTCGTGATCCATCCAGTAAATATATTTTGATTGACTGTATAATACATCACGGTAGTAATTACTTGCTCCAGTTGATGTTTTAGCGTCTGAAGCCTGGGATAATCCTTCAAATGTTTCTAGGATTGTTCCAGTAGTTCCAGATATTTCACCATCTTCATCTATAACAGCAATGTGTAGTTCATCTAAAGATCCACCAGCATCGGATACATCATCCGTAGTTGTTGGTGCATTAGCAAAATTGAAGTAATATTCCCAATGTCTTCTAATTACAGCGTTATCTACAACAGCGTGTCTTAATCCACCAGTTTCAGTAGTTCCTGTAGCAGGATTGAATCTTGCGATTGTTAGAACGTGAGTTGATATTCCTGTTATTTTGTAATAGAATCCTGATGGTGTAGAAGTATAGACAGAAGTATCTCCAAACTCTAATATATCTCCAACTTGCATTAGAGATCCATCATCAACGGTAATAGTTGTATCGCCAATAGCCGCACTAGCGTCATCGACAAGGTTACCACTCATTGCATGAGGTCCAAAAGCAGTAGAGTTTGTACACATAGAAACTTGAAGACTGTTTCCTAATGTTCCTGCTTCTCTTGCAGCCCAAGATCCAACAGCAGCTTGACCTGTATTATAATTATCTGTATAGTCAGTAGTATTTTTTATTATGATAGCAGTACCAGATACACAAGCATTTACAACACCTGTGATTGGTCTTACTACTTTCAGATTGTTTCCGTAGCCTAAAAAGTTAGCAGCACTAAACCATTCTTCAAAGTTAGACGTATTTGGTTTCCCAAAATTGTCAACTAATTCATTTTCAGATGAAATAGTAGTTATCTCATCTATTGGTCCTTTTGCCGCCGTTAACACGATACCGCCAGAAGATGTTGAAACCGCTGGTACGATATTTGTTAAGTCCTTTTCAGTTACCAAAACACCTGGTGATACTTGAAAAGCCATATTTTATTCTCCTTAATATATTAAGTATTAATCTTTATTAGTTATAACCCTTTTGTAGATATTTATTATATTCCATTTCTCTAGTTCTCTCCCTTATGATACTCTACTGGAGTCCATCTTACACCTGCGTCATCAAAAAATGAGTTATCACGACCTTCAGGATCATCTAATCCGTTGTCTATGAACCCAAAAGGCGCCATATCTGCCTCAATTGCGTTTTGTTGGTCAGTAAACATCTGTCCTCTAACATCAACATTAGTTAATTCTTTAAAATATCTTTGATTAGCCATCCAAGAAAAAGCAACTAAACACATAACTAAATCATCATTCGCACCTTGCTCAGCTTCAAAAGATTTTCCACGAGCAATAAAAGTAGAGAGTTCAGAAATAATATCAAAATCTTGAATTATTAATTTATCAGATTCTACAAGACTTTTCAGATTTGAAGTTCCGATTTTTTTTGTACCCTTTGTCATTCTTAAACCTAATTGATTACCACGGCCACTAAAGCCTCCACCTAGTACTTGTCCTGATCGTCCTCGTTGTGTAACCATCATCATATTATCATACTCTAATTCAAATTGCATTGCGTCTGCTACTTGTTGTCCTAAATCATTTATCTCTATTAAACAATATGCTTTGTTATAATGATTTCCTATTTTTTTTAATATGTTAGGAAATACAATAGGTTTAATATTGTTATTTCTATATTTTGCAACAATCTTATAAGGCGCTTTTGTTGCGTCTATAACTACAACAGCAGAATAATCATTTTGAATACCTCTTGCAACATCAACCGTCATAACATAAGTATGGTTTTTAATAGGCATTTCATAAACATCTAAACCTCCAGGACTCTTTTGAGGATCAACAACCGCTAAATTTTTAAGTTTACTTACATTAATAAGTGTATCAATACTTCCTAAAAACTCACACTCAAACTCGGTTTGAAATTGTGATTCACTTGTATTTCTTATTGTTTGAATTTTCCATGCTTCATCACGACCTGGTACTTCTGACCAATGAACTTCCATTGGGATGTAATCATTTTTTTTATTGACAGCATCCATCCATAATTTATAAAACATATTCATTCCATGAGGTGTAGAAACAATAATCACCTTTGAAGTTTCACCAGAAGAAATTGTAGGGTAAACAGAATTAAAAAATTCTTCAGCAATATTATGGGGCACATAGGCGAACTCGTCTAGGAATATAATGTTAAAGGTACTTCCCCGAACAGCACTAGAAGATGTACTCGCCGCAACGATTCTACTTCCGTTTTCTAATTCAAGTGACCCTTTGTTCCAATTAAGAACGCCTTGTTGCATCCATTTCGGCAAATGCTCGTAAGCAAGTTGCAATCGCCCTAATAAATCTCTTGCCGTAGAAGATTTGTTGGCTAGTATTGCAACATTAACATTATCATTAAAAACACAATAATGTAAGAGGTAGGCACATATGATAGTTGACTTGCCACTTTGTCTAGGTAACTTGTTTATTGAAAACCTATTGTTGTGGAAAGTATCTACCATCTTCCGCTGAAAGTCATACATTGTAAAAGGCACAAGACCTTTATCCAATGTAACTATTTTTAAATATGTTTCGATAAAATATTTAGGATCATCAAGGCACTTCATCACTTCATCTACTTGCTTTGGTGTAAATCGTGATTTTGTATGTGCCTTCTTTAGGTTAGGATTTCCTAAATATTGGTCTTGTTTCATTTTTTATCTTTATTTTTCTTTATAAGTTTTTGTAATTCCGTTGTTGACCCTACGAATAGGGCATTGGTTACACTTTTAGGCATTTCACCTTTTGAATCTTTTAATCTTTTAAGTTTATCTTGTAAGTCTAATAGATT